CAGTGCCAGCGAGCCAACGAGTGGCGACACCGGCCTCTTGCATCATCTGCTCCGCCATCGCGATGTCGCGTTCCCATCGCTCAGGCGTTGCCGCTCGAAGCGACGCAAGGCCGACGACCTCTGCGATTCCGGCACAGATGATCCCTCTTGCACAGTCTGCACATGAGAACCACGGGGCGTAAAGAGTCGCCTCGTGCGTGCAGATGCCAGCCGCAGCAGCCGCGTAGATCGCGTTCCTCTCGGCGTGTTCCATGTACTTGTACTTGCGTGGCGGCTCCAGTCGCGAGAGCGTGCGAAACACTCCCGGCGGGAGTTGATTCGCAGCGTAGATCGGGACGCCACGCTTCGACACGAGGATCGCACCGACGTGCGTGCGAGGGTCGTGCGACTCTTGTCTGGCGATCCGGCAGGCTTGCTTCAGGTAGTCAAGTTCTGGCGTCATAGTGCGTCGGAGACTTGTCGGAGTGCAACTCTCGCAGCCGCTTCACGTGAGGCGTGAGCGAGTCGATCAGCTTGCGGTGACCGCCGGGAAACTGACGATCGTCCTTGAGCTTCCCGGCAGCTTGGCAGTCGACGATGATCGCGAGGCAGGCGAGAGCCGCCGACAGGTGGGGCACGCCTTCCTCGTCTTCGTTCTCGCCCTCGAACCACGCCGCCAGATGCCTCTGGCACGCGTCCACGTAGACGCTGGAGCGGACTCCGGTGTGTCGCCAGTTGCTGCGGCCATACTTCAGGGCACCGTTCAGGAGAGCGATACAGCCCATTGCTGACGCCGTCGTCGGCCAGAGGTGCAGCGGCAGCTTGTCGGTGCCGACGACGTCCTTGGGGTTGTCAGGCTCTGGAGAGGCCTGTCGCGACGCGTAGACCGCCGCCGAGGTCTCGGTCATGGTCTTCCAAGCTTCGATGACGCCGCTGCTCACAGAGAACACGCCCGGCAGCGGAGTCGCGCAGTCCATGTCGACCGACGCTTCGAGGTCGTCGGCGATCTCGTCGTCGTCATCACTGGCAATAGTATCCGTACTTTCGTTGATCACTGAGATTCCTCCTGAATCCTGTACCCGAGACTCCAAAGAATCTTAGCCAGATCGCGGCCAGTCTGCGTGACAGACTCCTCCGAGATCGTGGGGCCAAGGGCGGCGTGGAGTCCCTCGTGCAACTCGATTTCGAGTCTCTTTCTACCCTCAAGCTTGGAATGGATCAACACTTTTCTCTTGTCGAACTCAGTCCAGCCGTCTGCCGTGCCCTTGAGCGGCGAATAACGCCAGAGCCATTTCTGGCTGTCGATTTGGAAGTGGTGGTCGCTCAAGTCGTGTCCCTTTTGCCACAGACGTCCATTGACCCACTGTTTCCATAGTTGTTCGAGAACAAGTCGCTCCACTTAATAACTTGCGAAGAAACTGACAAGCTTCGATCACAGTCGCCGCTGACTGAAACTGAAGGCGGGCTAGAGTACGGACGTGTATTCAGATGACCTGACTCAATCCATCTGTTGCAAGTTAAGTTTGTGACCTCAGATAGTCGCCCAAATGTGTCGGAATTAGTTTCACCACCCCAAGAAAGCACAAAGTTTACGTCCTGTCGCCGGGTAGGCGGCGAGTATTCCGTCTGGTATGAATCCCACTTGATTGGGTATTGCGTTGCATTCCACTGGGTAAATGATTCCGCTAGTCCGCTCCTGAATGCCAACCCAACGACAGACTCAGAGAAGTAACCGGAAGTCTCGTAAACCAGAACCAAAGGAGGGCGAGACGATGAGTATCCAGACCCGCCGCTGATTACCGAAATACTTTGAACTACTCCACCGGAGCATACCGCTGTAGCTAAAGCACCTTCCCCGTATCCGTCGTGGATGATGACCGCCGGAGAGATGTAGCCACTGCCGCCGCCTGATATGGCGACCGACGTCACTCTTCCGCTTTCAGAAACAATGCAGGACGCAACGCATGGCACGTGCCTTAGAATCCCACCCGAGACGTCAATCTTTGTTCCTCGGACGTTGTAGCCGCTCGCTGCGTTTGTTATTGAAACTGACTGCACAGCACCTGAGCCGTCGAGAGCGGCGGACGCCGTCATGCCAACGCCAGACTCGCTGTTGAAAATGACCTCTGGGAACCTGCCCTGCTCAAATCGAAGACCAGACCAACCGAATCTGTTTGATCCAGAGAGTGGATCAGTCCAGCTAACGATCAGGTTGTTCGTTAGCCGTGGGCTTAGGCCTGAGTAGCCAAAATCTCCGAACGTGGTTGCGGCCGGGAGCGTCTTGACCTCGCGAGTTCCGACAGACGTTTTAGTGGCCTGCTTGAATTCTTGAACATCGACGTCCAGCGAGTTTGAAAAAATAACCTTGGGCTTCTGGAAGAACTTCTCCGTCGGCATTACCAGAGGCTGGGATATTGGACCGCCGGGATAGCTAGTAGGTGCGTTAAATTTGACGCCTACTCGCCTGTTGCCGACAATATGCGCCACTGAAGGCACGCAAGTGATGTCCACTTTGACAGCGGGCAATCCGTAGCCGACCTCCTCGAAATTGCTTGAATAGAAATTGCCGGGATTGATGATGTCGAAGCGTGAAATCGCCCCCTCGATGCGAGACTGGATTCTCCCGAAGGCGTCTTTCACGAGATCGTTTCGCTCATCAGAAGAGATCAGTCCGTCCCTGAACTTCGACTCCGCCTCAGCGGCGTCTGCATTGCCTCCCCCGGAGATAGAGACCTTGGGCGAAAACTGATATCCGCTGCCGGAGCTTTTGACTTTCGCGTAAAGGATGGAGGCATTGAGGCGACACGACGCAGAAGCTCCAGAGCCGGACTTTTCAACACTTGCAGACGCCGTCGCGCCGCTCCCCCCGCCGCCGACGAAAACAACGGTCGGCGGGTAGTCGACGTCATACCCTCTGCCCACGGACGTCACCACAACTCCAGTAATGACGCCGCTCTTGCTGATTCTGCAAACCCCACTGCCGCCGTCGCCAAGCCCTCTACTGTCGACGACAACCACTCGTGGAGGTGTTTTATATCCACTCCCCCCCGAGTTTAGGGAAATTGACTGCAACGTCCCCGTTGGCTCGAAGGAAATTGAAGGCGGCGATCTGTATTGCCCCGGCAATGAAAGCTCTACCTTGTCAACGCTCATGGAAAGCATCGCGAAAACTTTAGCCTGCGAGTTGCTCTGCCCGGTCAGCACAACACCCGGAGCGGACGTGTAGCTGCCGCCTTGGCTCTGGAGAATCACCGACGAGACATACTGATCCATGACAGCAGACGCAGACACAGAGGCCACCTCGCCGTCTTCGTAGGTCTCCTCAGCAACTCTCACATCCGGCTCGCCGCTGTATCCCTCCCCCTTGTAGTTAACTCGTATCGAAGAAACGTAATATCGATCGAGCGATTCGATGTACTGGCAGATCGCCTCTGCTTCCGCAGTCTCTGTCGCGCCGCCGCCGACAAAGGAAACTGCGGGCGGGGATGTAAACAAGCCTGATCGTCCTGTGATTCTTATGAAAGCAACTCTCTTCAGCATCACTGCTTCGGCAGTTGCTCCCGAGCCGCCTCCTCCAGTAATCAAAACAGAAGGCTTGCCTTGGTAGCCGTCGCCGCCATCTGCGAGAACGAGCGACGAAACAAACCCAGAGGCAGTAGCCGTCGCAGAAGCTCGCGATCCCCTGTTTTCAAAAACAACCTTGGGTGCAGCTTTGTATCCCCCCCCACCGCCGTTCAGAGAGATATCTTTGATTGGCCCCGAAACTATTGCCTCGGCCTCCGCCCCGCTGCCGCCACCGCCCGACAGGGTTAGCACGGGCGCGGATGTGTACCCGTGGCCCGGATCGTCGACGCCGAGAGACACAAGCTTCCCATCTATGACGGCGTCAACCACGGCGACGTCTGGCGAGGGCTGCTGGGTCTTTACTAGGGGCCAGAGCGTGTAGTTGCTTCCGGGGTCTTCTATCGCGTATTCGACGTTCTGTACAGCAATCGGCTTGTGCAGATTAGTGTTGTTTACAGCATGGCCGAGGAAGTAGGCGTCGCCGCTTTGCGTAAGGCCCATATTGCACTCTGCCTTACTAAACCCGTGAGCGTAGCCTGCCGGGGTTGCGGCCAGAGGATTGTCGTAGCTTCGGAGCGAGCCGTCCGTGGTGATTCCATAATGAATCGAACAGTCCCTGAGTGCAACGTCTAGGTTCTTCAATCCATCATTCAGGCGGTACGGACGCCACATGAGGTCAAAGTTATAAGTGCCTTGGAATCCGGAAGAGGGATGTGACGCCGGTAGAAGAACCGCCTTAGCTCCTGATCCAGAACCACCAGATATGACTACTTCAGGAATGCTAGTGAAAAAAGGAAGAGTCATTATGTTCGGGTTCATAACGCGATCCACAAGCACAGTGTTAGGAATGGCAACACTGTCATCCATGTAGATGCCACCACCGCGTATGCAAATTTGCCTGAACTGCGGCCACGTCTCCAAGTTGAAGTCAGGCTGCGTGCTGTGCTGAACTGTAAATCCATCTGTGAGGCGTGCAGAGAGTGAGCTTGTGTATGTCGCGGAACTGTCTCGCGTTGAGAATTCTGGATCGACGAGGCTACCCCAACTTGTTGTATACAAAGGCTTCGCGTAAGGCTTATTCGATAGCGTGATGGTTCGCGACTGGTTTGAATCTAAAGCACCATACCCCGGACCTAGTATAATCGATGACGTTCTGTTGAATGGGTGAAATGGACTTGTCGAACTAACGACAGGTTCCTTTACGGAAATCGTCTTGGTTTCGTGAGTCGTGTACGAAAAGACTGGGCTTTGCCTTACGATCGAAACAAATCCTGCGTTTCGTAGTGTAAAGGTAATTCCATCAGTGTCTTTATAGCCCTGTCCGGGGTCGGTAATTACGATCTTGTACGAAGTGGCGGGATACACGGAAGCCGCGTCGTCATATTCTTGATTGATCGTCACGTCCTCTTCTGGCGGAAGAAGATAGGTGTGCTGATACGAACCAATAGAAAATACTTCCGACGTGGGATTTCCTAGCAAGCCAGAGTTACTTGCCATAATCGTGACTTCTGCTTCGTCGGTTTCCCAACTCCAAGTCACGTCGCATTCGGCTTTCCACGCCTTGATCGTGACTTTGTCTTGCTCGCTTAAAGCTGCCCCTGCTGGGTGCGTAAGTGGAGATGATCCGACGGCAGAGAGCCGCCATAGGTCGTTTTCATTTGAGATGCCGTGAAGAAGCCCCTGATAGTAGAAGAGCTTTCTAAAAGACGAAGGCGCGTCGAGAAGTGCCTTCCGACCGCCGCCGATGTCACCCAACGATCTCGTGTAGCAAGCTCCAGATGGGATGAAACTGCCCGAGAATGCCCTGTCGGCTCCTTTTGACTTTTGCCTGACAGGAGAAAGTAAGTCTCGACTGTATTCAAATGGGACGAAGACTTGATAGCCATTTACGAAAAACTGGCCCATTGAATCGAAGAACAGTTTGTCTCGGACGGCTTGCGGAATTGATAAATGGTTGAGGGTGTAAATGCCTCTTGTCATGCCGAAATGATTTGACCAGATGGCCTCTCTGAATCTATTGGTGCGAGGGCTTGCAATCTCGTAAGAAGGAAACGTAAGGGCAGCGGATAGCGACAGAGCTTCACGAGCGGTGGGGAAGAAGGCGTAGATGAGGTAATCCACTGTCGAATAAAAATAATCTGACGATGTTGAAAAGAAATAGCCACCTTGATTCGCAATGTCTGCCCTGTTAAATGCGCCGAACGTGTGAGGCTTGAGCATCGAGCTAGTGCTACTGATCTCGCCATAGAGTCGCTTTGAGTTATCAAACCGAGATTCGTCTGAAGAGTCGACTATTGTTAACCCGAACCCGACAGGAGCAGGGGGGGTGCGGGCGGGTTGCAGAGAGCCGCTGTCTGATGACTGAAGACCCCAAGTGTAAGGCCAGCCTCCGGCTATGCCGCTGGACTGACCTTCTTTGCAGCATACATCAGTCCAGTCGCTTCTGTCTCCGACGCGGCGCGGGGTAAGTATTTCATCACTTATAAAGACTGATGGCTCGTATGTGTAACCCGCACCGCCTTCCATTACAGTGCAGGAAAGCTGATAAGTGTCCTGTGAATAGCTGGAACTCTTGTACGACCAACTGGTTGACAACTCTAGTCCGCCGCCTCCGACATTGTTGCTGTAACAAAGAACAGCAAGCGGCGGTGGGGACTCTGGCCTGTGATGTTCGGTAACTAACGGGCTTATCCACTGCGTTTGCTCAGGAACAGTTCTTGAGAACAGGTACTCAGGCGCATAGAAATCTGCACCCAACCCGCCAATGCCGGTCTTCTCGTCGACTGAGCCCCTGAGTGTGCCAAAAGAAATGCTTTTTGTGAGCGGTCGAAGTGGCGGGCCAGACTGGTAGACACCCCAAGGCGTGTACGGCTTGTCCTTATAGATGCTGTTATTCAGCAAAGGATCGTTGGCGTAGTCGACATAATTCTCAAGAGTTGGGGAGTTGCAAACAAACGCCGCCCCCCCCGCGAATCGGTCAACTTCAGTCCATCTCCCAGACGGCTCATACGGGCTTGGAACTCCGTCGAGGTATACGTATGGGGAATCCACTGTGCGAGGTGACTTGCTTGCCTGCGAAGGAGCGACTATTGCAAAGTTCGGCCTAAAGGGAGCGACTTGTGGGTATGTGTAAGAAGGCCAAGTGACCTGAATAACGCCCGGCGACTTTCTTACGGGGGGTGTGTCTGGAAAAAGTATTGTCCAGTCACCATTGCGTGAATTGAATGGCTCAACCAAGAGCGGCAGATCGTCATCCTCGTGGCTTACTAATTTGACGGACGGCCTGATCGTTGAATAATCGATGTCGCCAAGGATCGATCTGTTGTCGCCCCCTGAATACGGAACAGAGTTCGAGTACAGGTAAGAGCAAGTCGTTGCCCCCGCGTGCATTTTGCCGTTGCCTACAGTAATGGTGTCTAAGCCGAGGTCGTCAATCCTTGAAACGGACGACGGCGATAGATTCACAATCGCTGCTGTAAGGTCTGTCTTGTAGGGCAACGAAATGACCACCCGTGCGGGTGAATTAACTCGGTGGCTGTATCCAGAGCCGCCATTTACGACCTTCATGTCAACCTGCGTTGAAATAACACCAAACCTAATGTTCTGCGAAAACGCGGCTCCGCCCGTTAGGGTTCCGGATAGCACCACAGAGGGGAGGTACATGTACTCTCCACCAAAAGTGCAGGAGACCGAGGCAATCACGCCCCCCTCGCCTAGCGTGACCTCAAACGTGGCCGCTTTCGAGTTTGTGTCTCTGGCGTCGGCGGTCACAATGACGGAGGGTGGGGAAGAAAAGGACGGGGCCGGATATATGTAGCGGTATAGCTGGGCGTTGTCGTTAAAAGTTAAGCTATACAATATTGAGCAGGAAACTGACGCGCCTTGCCCGTAGTAGTCTCTCTGAACAGTCACAGACGAAGGCTGTATCGAAGTGACTAGGCCAAGGTAGATCAAATAAAAATCGTATTCCACAGTGAAGTCGAGTACATCCAGTGACTCAACACTGGAGTTCAGAACGGCACGAGGCGTTCTGCTACCGAAATCGGCTTCGTCGAACCCTGTGTTGACTCCCCAAGTCCAGACGGTTCCGTCTCGCTTCAGTGCCACCGCATGCCCACCGCTCGCAGAAACCTTCTTCCAAGGCCCGGAAGAAATCTTCTTCGGAAATATGCTCGAATTGAGAGTTCCGTCTCCAAGAGGGCCGTCCCCCCATCCCCAAAGGCTTCCGTCAGCAAGTATGCCGTAACCCCTTGCGTCTGCTTGGCTCAGGCTCACCCAGTCGCCTTGGCGTGGTATCGTTGTGCCACCAGTTCCAAGCAGAGGCGGGTTCAGGGGGTACTGAACTGCATACTTGCCGCGACCGAGTGCTGCCGACTTTATGTCGCTCCGGTTTATGTAATCCAACCGGTAGAAGCCGTTGCTTGTGCTATACACAGACAGCGACAAGGCGTAGCTCGACCATGAATACGCTAGATTCGTTGGGCAGCAGCATCTCATAGTCACTCACAGGCAGACGTTAGCAGCACGTAGTTTCCATCGAGCATTGTCACGAAACACAGTCGCGTGTTTCCGGAATAGAGAATGTCGGAGCTAATGTTTTTCACTTCGGCGGTGGTGCCAGAAACAGAGAGAGTCTTGAAAGAACCTTTCAGCCAGTTCCCCGCGAAGGTCGCAGTAGCGATCGCCCCGCCTCCTCCCCCCGCCGCCCTCGGCAGCGTCGATCCCTTCCGCCCTCGCCGTGCCCCCTCGACCGTGCCGACGACGTTCGCAATACGCTGGGCGTCAGCCAGCTTGAACTGAACAGGCTGCTCGCCAGAGTTGCCAGCACCACGGTCTTGCCTCGACGGGCCATAGCCCATAACTCACCTCACGATGGCAGGATCGGGAACGTGCCGGTGAACGGCAGCATCCGATAGATGCGAAACGACAGAAGGTCTGGGGGCTGGCCGGGAGTCTTGGCACGACCGGCACTCAATGCAGCCGGTTCGCTGACAGGCTCAGAGCCAGCCATGATCTTCTTGCGTGCCCCGCCGACGATCTCATTAAAGCCGACGTCCCACGTTTGCAAGTCCCAGCCCGTGCCCCGGTACGCGAGAGTGGTGCTGGTCTCCCAGTACAAATACTTCGTCTCGTTGACTTCCTCGATCTTCCGGTTGCCCGTGATCGACATACACTTCCACGTCTTCGGGGCACCTCCGCTCCACGTGTCAGAATTGATCGCGCCGACATACGCCTGAGCCTTTGCGTAGTTGAAAGGCGGAGGAGTGTTGATCGTGATCGACACCGTGAACTCACCCTCGTCCCGGTCGAGACCTCCGATCGGGTCTCCCGCCGTGTTGATGATGATCCGCTTCGTGTTGTTGTCATTGCTGTTTGGGTAGTACCAGAACGCCGGAGCCGACGCGAGACCCCCGCTGAACGAGAACTGAGCCGGGCGGTCGAGCGGGTTCTCGTCAAGGTCTTCAGCAGCCTTGTACGTGAACGTGAGCTTGTAATGAAACGGCGAGTCGCCGTCCTGCTGGATGTTCGAGTCAATGAGGAGCGCGTTCGCGTCCTCTGGGTGCGGGTCTAGCCAGTTGATGCCCGGCTGAGCAGAGATCGCCTGAAGGTCTGTATTCGGATCATCGACACGTACAAGAAAGATGCGAGTGAATACAGGCACGTCGCCGTAGGTTGTCTGGCGACCTCGGCCACGGAACATCTCTCTGGAATCTACTACTGCCATGATTACCGTGGTGCTGAGAGTTGGGCGATGACTGGGGCAGCGTCCTTGTTCTTGGACGCCTCGGCGAGAATCTTCGTATTGCGTGCGACTTCAAGCTGAGCCTTGAGGGACGGGTTGTCGTTGCCGCGAAGTATGCGGAAGAACGTGTCGATGCCCCCCTTGCTGCGAGAGTCAGAGGCATCGACGCCTCTACGGTCCTGCTTCGTTGAGTCGAGTGCTGGCTTCAAGTCCTCTTGGAGTTGGGCTTGGAGGTTTTTCTTGCCCTGCTCGAACTCTGGGGTGCCCTCGCCGAAAGCGGACTTCAGCTTTTCGAGGTCTTCTTGGAACTTCTGGACTGGGCTTTGCTGCTCAGCACCGGGGATCGACTCGTTGAGCTTCCGCATGGCGGACTTGAACTTCTCCGGGTCGCTCGCGCCGCCCTTGCCGTATGCTTCTTCGATCTTTGCCCTCTGCTCTTTAATCTTGCCGCCGAAGTCGCTGGCACTCTCACCGCCGAGAGCCTCGTCTCGCTTGCGTCTTGCGTTAGCCCTCGCCTGATCTGCCTGATCTTTCGTGATCCTCTTCTCGGGATCAGTCGAGTTTGCAGCTTCTTCGATCTTCTTCATCTGCTCTTGGAAGACTTGCTGAGGAGTCTTCTCAATGCCGAGAGACGAGAGGAGATTGTCGCGAGCCGTCTTGACTGCACGGTCGAATAGGGCAAGCTGATCAGCATTGCCCTTGAGCTTCTCTCGCACCGCGTCGAGAGGCTGGCCTGCCATGTCGAACTGGTCTGCAATGTTGTCGATTGCACCGGAAAACTCCTCGAACGGAGTCTTGGCGACGCCAAGCGACGACATAAAGTCGTCTCGAAGCTTTCTGGCCGCAGAGCCAGCCTGCTCCTGAGAGATGACGTTCTCGCCTACGGCGTCGGCAAGCTTGTCTTGAGCCTCTTGCAACTTCACGATCGAAGGCTTTTGAACACCAAGCGACTCCTCGATGGCGGTCTTGCTCTTCTTGATCGCCTCCTGATACTCCCTGAACGCATCCGGCGACAGCGACGCCTGAATCTCAGCCATCGACTTGCCCGTCACGCCAAACGCGTCGTTGACCTTGTCGACACCAGCCTTCAACGCCTGAGCGGGCGTTGCGTCGAGACCGGCGGCGGATCGCCTGTCCATGTCGAGCTTATTCTGTGCCACTGCGAGCTTGGCCGGGTCTTTGCCGCCGCCGAAAGCCTCGTCGATCTTCGCCTGACGTTCACGTAGCTGACCTCCGACGTCGGCACCGGCACCGAGAGCCTCGTCTCGCTTTCGCGTGGCGACGGTCTTCGCCCGATCGGCCTGCTCTTGCGTGATCCTCTTGTTGGGGTCCGTGGCGTTCACCGCGTCGTCGATTTTCCTAATCTGTTCGTCAAACACTTCCTGCGGAGTCTTCTCGATGCCAAGAGAGGCAAGAAGGTTGTCACGAGACTCCTTCACCGCCCGGTCGAACGCCGCAAGTTGCTCGGCGTTGCCCTTGAGCTTCTCACGAACGACGTCGATCGGCTGGCCTGCGAAGCCGAACTGCTTTGCGATATTGTCGAGCGACGACGAGAACGTCTCGAAAGGAGTCTTACTTACGCCGACGGCAGAAGCGAAGTCCTCTGCGGCCTTCTTGAGTTCCGCATTCATCTCGTCGGTGTTTATCAGGCCAGACTCGGCAGCTTTCTGGACGTCACGGCTCCGCTCCTGAAGCTGAGACTGAGCAGATTTTCCGACGAGGGTCTCGCGGGTTTTCTTGCTGAGGTCCGCCCTCGCTAGAATCTTCTCGGAATCGGTCAGCGACTTATTATTGTTGATCTTCTCCAGTTCCTTCTCGAACTTCTGAACTGGACTCAAGAATGCGTCGTCGAGTGCCTTGCGAATTCCCTCTGCGAATGAAGTATCAAGCTCGATTTCGATCTTGTTCTTGCGATCGAACTCCCTCTTAACCTCCTCAGCCGCGATGGACGCCTGCTCTTGAGCGTTGGTCGAGTCGAGTTCCAGCTTGACTGTCTCGAATTGGTCTCTTGAGATCAGGTTCGCGTCGAAATCTGACTGATTCTTCTCCTTCTTTTGCTTAATCTCCGTAGCGAAAAAACCTTCCTGCTGCTTCTTTTTGATCTCTTCAAGAGCCTTTATGTACTCAGACTTGTACTCAGCAGCCTTGGCCTTGATCGCGTCAGAGGTTGGAAAGAACTTGTCGTCGATGACAGTTCCGGCACCGATGTCTCTGGTTGATTTCGTTGCAGCTTTCGCCGCGTCGTCGAGTTGCTTGTAGAGTTCGAGATTCTTCTTCAGAGCGATTGCTGGACTGTCGTCCTTGTATGACTTCAGGTTTTCTCTAAGGTTCTCGGAGTTTTTCTTGGTTTGTTCGTTGAAATCTTCGAGCGTTATCCGTCCCTCTGACAGTTTCTTCTGAAGTTCCCCGAAGCCCTCCTGAGCAGCCTTCGCCGCAGCCGCACCCTCTGATCCATACCTTGCAGATTCAATAATAAGTCCGTTGATCTCTTCCCTTGCTTCTGTTACCGACTCCTTAATCTCCTCAAACGCAGGAGCCTTCGCGCCTTTGAACTCGGCGGCAGCACGCGAAGCCTCGGCAAGCTCTTCTACCGATGCACGGGCTGAGTCGATCGATTCCGGTGCGTCTTTGAACCCAAGGAAAGACTTCGCCAGTCCGTATGCCCACTTGCCAGCCCTGACGAGTACCGTCGCCAAGTACGTGATCGCCGCGCCAACAACAGCGAGCACCCCGACAGCGATGGCGATCGGACCCAACGCCGCAGCCCACGCTCTTGCAAAATTAACAGCGGCTATCAGCGAAGTCGCACTGGCTAGCGAAATCGCAGACGTATAGACTCCCCACGCGGCGGCACCTGCCGCGACATAGATTACAAGCTGTGCGAGTCCTGCCAGAACATAGCCAACTGCCGCCCCGAAACCCCGGACTGCAACACCGGACAGGCTCAAGAGTCCAGTAAATTCTTCCGCTGGTCGCATAGCCGCCGCGAGGCCTGACGCGAGACTCGCTGCGCCCGCGATAAAATCCTCAAGCGGCTTCATCGCCGCGTCGAAGCCAGCCTTGATGCTATCAAAGATAGCAGCGAACAAAGCAAATGCCTGTACGGCAGCGGCAACCTGAATGACCACCGCGACCATGCGGAGGAAGATGTTGATCACTCTTCCAACCATCTCAATGATGATCGCAAGCGGCTTGCTGACGTCGGCGAGCATACTCGCAAGAGGTGCCAAGGCAGAAGAAACGCCGCCCTTCACATCTGCTGCGAAGTTGTTGAACGCCTTCTGTAGCTCTACGAACGGAATGAGAAGAGTCCTTTTGAGGCTCTTTCCTGCAAACGCCAGCCTGTCGAACGAGGCCTCGACGTCGAGCAGCCTCTGAGTATCAAGGGAGTTCAAGGCTCCGCCAATTCTCGCGAAGTCCTGCTCGATCTCTTCAAGCTCCTTCAAGGCTGGAAGGATCATTCCTCCTGTTCGCCCGAACAAGTCCATCGCGATCGATGTTCGTTTCGCTGCGTCTTCGACCTTAGACAACTCTTCGGCAACAAGTCGGAATGCCTCGTCAGGTCTTTTTTCCTTGATCTCTTCCGCCGATATTCCAAGCTTGTCAAACGCGATCTTTGCTTCTCGGACGCTCTCCGTGTTGAACTGTCCGGACTTAATCTTGCTCAGGTTCTGATAGAAAGACTGCTGAGCCTTGCCGAGCATTCTCATGCTCACCTGAGTATTGTCGGCGGCGAGCTTTAGCTTCTCCATCTCCTGAGTCGTCGTCCCGAACCGCTCAGCCATCTGGTCGAGAGACTGAGTGGCAACGCTAAGATGCTCAAGTTCGTGGAAGAACTTCCCAGTCGCGACCGCTGCTGCCATCGCACCGACGGCGGCGAGCGGGAACGTAGCCGCGAGACCAGCGATCGCCGTGGACGCTCCGCCTGTCACTCCTGCTGCAACGGCAGTCCCGGCGGCATAAGCCCTCACGCCGCCAGCAAGCGCGCCGAACATCACTGAGGTTACAGCAACGCGGGCCGCGAGTGCTGCAAAGCCGACGCCTGTCGTTTTCTCATTTGAAGCTGCGGTAACCAAACTGAGAACGGTCTGAATTCGCGTAAGCCTGTCAATCAAGCTGGCAGAATTTGAGACGATCGAAGTGATGCCTTGGCCGAGCCCCTGAAGCACCATCTGGAAGAACTGCGTGGCAGTTGATGAGCTATACAATGCTCCTGCAACAAGCCTGTAGGCCGACGTCGTGGCCGTCGCACCTGCGGCAACACCGGCAAGAGCCCCTACGTATTCAGCCCCTCTTTCAACATAAGCCTGAGCCTCTTCGCTCATTCCGGAGGAGGCAACCTTCGCCGCAGTCACAACGGCAGCGTATACGCCGATCGAGGTTGCCGCCGATGCGAAAGCACTCGCGAGGCTCCCTACCGTTACGGCAGTAGCCGCCGCGCTGCCTCCTGCGGCGCGGGAGAGCGTGCCGATGCCCCCAAGCTGAGTAACGAACGCCCGGAAGCCAGCAACTGACGCCGACGCTGCGGCAGGAAGAGATTCTCTATACGTTTTAACGAGAGTCTCGGCAGCGTCATACGATCTGCCGACGGCAACAACTGTTGCCTCCGCCGCGTTCGAGATTCCCTTAAACCCATCCTGACCAGCCTTTGATATCGCGGTTGCGGCGTCGCCTATCGCATTCACCGCGTTAGCGGTCTGGTTTGACGCGCTCTTGATTTCGGCATATGCCTTCGTCACGCCGCCAACCATTGCGGAGGCGGAAGAGCGAAACTGATCGAAACGCTCAGCACCTTCGACAACTTCCTCGCCGGAGCGAGAGAACAACTCCCTAGAGGTGCTTGCGAACTGCTTCACTACGCCAGTCGCCGTAGAGAGGTCCGTGGTGTCGGCCTTTACCTCAATCTCGGCAGGCTTGTCTTTAGAAATCTCTTCGACGGCTGATGATACGGCAGACGTGTCTGCCGTGAATGACACCGAGGCGAGCTTGTCTGCCTCGTCAATCGCCGTCTTCAAGTCGGTCACGTCTGCGTCGATGCGTATCGACTTCTCGACGTCAAGCTTGTTGAGAGCCGCGTTAGCTACAGCAACCTGCGCGGACAGGACTGAGTTGAACTGCCTTATGTCTTCAGTCGCCCCAGTAATCTGCTCACGAAGGCTCTGGAAGAAGCTGATCGCATCTTCCACGCCCTTCTGGAGACCGCCCGTGTCGGCAGTGAACTGGGCGACAATGCTGCCAACAGTTGCCATCGCTTAGCCCCTCAACTTCATGAGTTCGCCAAGCATCTGCCCTGAGGTCTGCTGTGGCTTCCGGCTCGACGGCATGATCATCTCCTCTTCGAGGTTCTTACTGCCCCATGCCGTGCAAAGAGCCGTGGCAAGTCGAGCGGTCTGTCGCCACTCATCTCCCCACGGCTCTATGAGCCAAAAGCTCTCCCATTCCGCCAACTCTTCGGCGTCGCAAGACTCCAAGAGTTGCCTGTGCGTCATCCCGAGGGCCAGTGCCAGTCGAAACTCGAAACGCCGCCTCGGACGGCTTAGGAGTTTCCCGCCATCTCCTCGACGTCGTCCTTCGTGAACCGATTCAATTTCATGCAAGCCGTGAAGAGCTTGTCGAGGACAGCCGCCGACTTCTCGCCAAGCTGAGGAATCTCAGCCTCAGTGAAAAGACGATTGCCTTCCTCGTCACACAAGCACTTAGCCACGAGCTTCGCGCGGACCATATCGACCGACTTGTTGCCGCCGACGAACTCTGCCTCGAAACGGTCACGCTCGGTGCCGCTCATCACCCTGATCTTCACGGAGCCGCTCCACTCAGGAACTTCCATGTCGATCATCTTCTTGTCGTCCGCCGCCAGAATCGCTGCCTTGCTGAGAGCCATGCCTACTCCTTGTATCCAGACAATTTAAACGTGACACTTCCCCTCACGTATTCACCGACGCTCGCATCGAGATCGACCCTAGTCAGAATAGCCTGATACGAGACAAGCACATCCCCAGTATCTCTTCCGCTGAAGTCTCTCTCTCGAACAGTTAACAACTTTTTCAAGCCGATCGCGTCTGGCAGTGCGTGCATCTGCCTGCTGATCGCGAAGAACTCAATGGTGAGTTCTCCGGGGTCAGCGACGCATGAATCCACCTCCCTCCAGATCATCTTCCGGTCCGTGTTTTCCGGATCGGAAGTGAACTGCGAGTCCATGCTCGTCAAATCGACCTCGACAGCAGACGAAGCACTCCTCTTAAGGCTAGTCACAGCGAAGGCGTTGCTGCCCCAGCTAATACTTAGGCAATGAGAAGAGAATGGCTCTGCCATTTCACTAGTTCTGAGTCAGACGCAGCGACATGGAACCCTTGATCAACTCGCCGACCTGAGCCGTCACGTCCGCAGAGGTGCAGAGAGCGGCGGTAGGCAGGCCAGCCGTGAAAGCCGCGTTACTGCCAGTGCCGTCGATCGACCACGTAATCGAAGCCGTGGAGGTCATGTTGGGCAGAGTCAGGCCGATGAATTCGACATTCAACTGATCTCCGTCGCGGATCGAGCCGAGGCGGTACGAACGGAACGAACCGTGGGCACTCTCAAGCGACGTGACGTCGATTTCGGGAGTCGCCTTTTGCACAGCGATCTGGGTCGCGGTGAACTTGGTGCCGCCAAACGAGAAACCAATACCCTGCGAAGATTCAAATGGCATTTTATCGTCCCTCCTTGGACGTCAGACAGTTTCGGTGAAACGGACCTCGTAGACCTGATCAACCCTGTACAGTGGTTTGGCCTGTCCATCGAACGGACGTTCCATGTTGTCCTGCTCGGAGACGAGGGCCGTCGTGACTATTTTCACGCCCTGAGAGTCGCCCGTAAAGTTGTCGCAAGCGATGCGAATCGAGTCGGCGATGTCTTTTGCTTGGCTATAAGTCTCTGACACGATTGCGACAGAGAACGTCGCAATTGGGACTCCAAAATTCCCGGTCAGTCCACGCTCACGGCGGGTGCCGGTTCGCCTGTAGACGACAAGAGGGAAGGGGGCATTCTGGACGGCCAGCACCGGATAGATGCCAGCCGTCGTCGCCGAGTCGAGCCTCTCCCGAAGCCACTTTTCAGGTGCCGCCATTGATCTGCTCCGCGAGCCGCTCTTCCATGAACAAAACGCCTTCCGACGCGTAGGCGTCGAAGGTCTCTTCGAGGACCGCCTCAAGCTCTTCTTCGGAGACCCACCTCAGGACGCTGCGGCCTCGCGTCCGGGGGCGGATCACACTGTCGAGGGCTGGGTTGCCAGCGGTCTCGACCTCCTGCTCGTAGCCGACAGAAGCAACGTCTTCGGATGACTCGTATATCACCGAATCCTTCAGCTTTCCGCTGTAGCCGAGAGGCGTAGCTGCCCTGAGCCGGGCTGCGAAGACTTCTGCCGCCTCGTCGAGGACGAGGGCACGATCGATCGACGAGGAGAGCTTTTTTATCTCCGCGATAACCTCGCTCAGTCCAGTTACCTTCACTCCATTCACGTCGTCACCCGCTCCTTGCACACGAGTGAGTGTTCCTCGCGATTGTTCTTCTCCGTGACCGAGACGATGTCGAGCGTGCGGGCGGGGCTGCGGCTCGTCCACAGGACACGCATTCCAGACGTCAGGCCGGGAACGTATCGGAATCGCACCGTATGAGTCGCGATCGTGGCAAGCTCTTGGCTGAGCATCGCTTCGCTCGCCGTCAGTCCCTCGACGGCGGCTCGTCGCGTGGCGAAAGAGGCCCACGTGGCAGTCGACTCGCCGTAGGCGTTTGTCGCTTGAGTCGCGACCTGAATGGTCACAGCCTCTCGCAAGTCTCCTGCCCGGAGCGTCATCGGTACTGCCCCCAGTTGATCGAGCCGAGGAGCATATCCACGGCCATCGGGACCGGGTTCAACGCGCCCTGAACGATCGACTCGCGATTTGCGTACCATCCGCCGACAAGCAGGAGAATCGCGTGACGTGCCGGTGGTGGCACTGAGCGTCCACTGTCGCCGTACCCCGCCCAGTAGGTGATCGTGACGTCGTTCTCCGCACCACGGCACGGGGGCCACGTCCTGTTCCACTGGGGACGGATCACGGCAGGCGTCGAGTCCCTGTCCTGACGGAAGTCGGTGAAAGGCACAGGAGAGTAGACGCCGTCGCTGGGAACGTATGTCACGACAATGTCGCCAGTCGTGATCGGAGGGCGGGGAAGCTCGATGTCCCAGCTTGGGAACGCGTCCAGCTTGATCTGCCACTGCGAACGAATAAGCGTCCTGTCCGACACGGTCTCGACGTGATACCTCGCCGCAGAGATTAGCCCCACTATGTACAGATCGTCGGCGTCGAAGTCCGGGTCGATGCGAAGGTGAGACTTGGCTTCGGCCAACGAGACAGGCTCGACGACCGGCTCCGTGATTCTGCGGATGGACCGGTATCGGAGACTCCTACGCTGGACTAGCTCGTAGTATTTCACGGCTTCGCTTTCCGCCTTTCGACAGTCATCGTCGCCTGCTCGACCTTGATCGACCTCGACTCTTCAGTGATGGGCTTGGCAATGCCGTCGGAAATCCAACCCTTAGCAGTGACGTCGAAGATTTCGACGACGTCGCCCTCCTTGTGCCAGCCCCAGTCCTTCAGCATCTTGATCTTCATTTCGATGACCTCTCTGCGTGTTCCTGCGATCCCCATGCCTCCGGTGGTCGCCGTCCGTCGTTATTCCAAAAGTGCGTCGGATACTGATGAATTGCCTTGAGCCGCTGGTCAGGCCACGTGATCACGAGTTCCGCGTGACCGATTGCGACTTGAGGGCAGACCGCCAGCTTGTTGCCGCACTCTCGGAACTTGTGCCAGAAGAAGATGTCAGGGTCTTGCCGGTCGGCACCCCAGTCGCCGTCCTCGCCGGGGACGCCAAGGAACCACGGCTTCGCCATCCTGCGAAGAGCCGCCGTCCGAATAAGAGTCAGACCGAAGTGAGCCGTATCGACGATCTGAGCAGGCTTCTCCCACCAGTCGGCTGGCATCGTGACAGTCTGCTCGCCCTTGCCGCCGAGGCCTTCGGGCGTAAACATGAGTTGCTTATCGTCTCGCTTCATTTGAAGCGGAGCGATCGCGTCGACGCCTGAGATCAGGATCGCCGACAACAGACGGGGCAGGCACTCAGGCTCGAAGACGCTGTCGTAGTCAAGAGTGCAGATGAACTCGTTGCCAGTCTCTTCCTTAGACAGGTCCGTGAGAATCCGGGTCATTGTCTGATCCCAGAAAGCCCCAGTCCCTTTCACGACCTGAATGCCATAAGGGGCAAACGTGCTGGTGACCGTGAAGAAGTTGTCTGTAAAAGCAAGTCGCGGCATGCTTAAGCACGCCGCGACTTTTACATCATGTTCCACGTTGCCGACGAGAATCCGCATCGAACACCTCAAGCCCCTCCTGAAGTGAAAATAGGCTTGGGCATCCTTGCCCGTCGTGTCCGTCCGTGGACTAGTAGGTCTGGAACTGCCGGTTGATCGTGACCGACGGGACGACGTCGTTGACGCCCATCGCGGCGGCGGCGATCGGCATATCCTCAAGCTTGCTCAGGCGAGCAACCGTCGAGATCGTGGCAGCGTTGCCGGGGGTCGCGACGACCGTCAGGTAACGCTTCTTGCCACGCATGTCCACGTTGAAACGAGCGATGGCACCCGTGCCGCCGGTCGTCGAGCCCGCGCCAGCGGTGATGCTGAAGCCGCTCACGTCGGCCTGACCACTGCCAGACGAATCCGACTGCTGGAGCTTCAGGACGCTGGCGTAGCTCGTGGTCGCAGCCGTGAACTGGCTGAACACCACGTCGATGCTCGCGTAGTCCGCGCCGAGAGTGTCGATCTCGTGCGAGTGGGTGCCGCTGGTGGCGACAGCCACGCTCACCTTAGCAACCGTCTTCGTACCTTCGATGTGATTCACGTTCTAAGTCCTTGTAAAGAAGGGTTGAGAGTAAGAGTGTCCGTACAAATCAGGAGGCAGCGGTCCGGAGAGCCACGAGCGGGCCAGCGCGGTTGGCGTCGCCGAGATCGTGCGTGAGAGCGTCGAATCGCATCGTGGAGTAGAGCAGCGTCTGATCCAGTTCCGCGTAGCGTTCCGTGGACTGCTTGATGGTCAAGCCACGACGAGTCGCGTAGAAGCTCGACAGCGACAGGTCGCCGAAGAGGAACTTCACCACGCCGGGGTCAGCCGACACGTTGTTGGAAAGTGTGTGACAGAAAACCACCGGATATCCCAGCAAACGCATCTCAGCACCGGCCGACACGGTGGCAGGCGTGTTGCCGCCAGCGATTCCGACGTTGTTCACGAGGCCGAGACGCTGCACGCTGGCGGCGAAAACGGCAGGATTCACGAACCACTTGGCCTGTGCCCTCGCGTAGAGCGGGAGTCGGCCAGCGACGGCGATGAGCGATTCGAGCTTCAGGGTCGAAGCACCGGTCTCGCCGCTACCGGCAGTGATCAGGCCAGCACCGTGAGTGCCGTCGGCGATCTTCACCGCAGCACCGACGATACCACCGTGTTCGCCGCTGCCCGTCCCGACGAACGCACAGACGTCGACGAGTTCCGCGATGGCACGAGCCACCTCACCCGTCAAATAATCAGCCAAATTCAGCACGGACGAGTCTTCCAAAATCTCCGAAGAGATGCGGCTCGCAACCGCAGCCTTTTTGGCTACAAGCTGCACCCGGTCCCACGCGGCGTCGGATTCGCTGATGCTGGAATTTTCTCCGACGAAGTAGGCCTTCAGACCGCCGACGCGACGAGGAACGATGAGCGTGTCGCTCTTCATGCTGAGGTTCCGGGCATTCGCTGGGAACGCTCCGAATTCCTCAACTAAGACGATCACCTCATTAAGCACCTCCTCATTTACAAAAATTCCGCCCTGAGCGTTGATGCCTTCATTGAGGGCACGCGACTCGGTCACGCCGTTGTCCTTGCACCACCGCTGGGCTTCGTTGTCCTTCAGGAGGGTCGCACGGAAGAACTGACCGGCACGGTAGGCACGCTCTTCGGCATTCGGACCCTTGAAATTCTTGAGTCGGCCTGCGCCCGGAAGGGCAATGGGGGAAATCTTCACGGGGCTCTCCTTGGAGTTGCGGGTTTCGATCTTGGCTGGGGTCGACTTGTCGAGGACCGCCCGGAGTTCAAGCTCCTTGGCAGCGACCGACTCGTAGAAGGTGATCTGATCGCGGAGCTTCTCGGCACGCTCGCACAGGCAGCGAAGCTTCTTCTGCTTCTCGCCTTCGACTTCCTGAGTGTCCTCGACCTCGTCCGATTCCTTGTCGGCAGCGGCGTGATCCATGCCGTTCTGCTCGACCATTTCGTCGCCGTGATCGGCGGTCTCGGTGTCGGTCTCCTGAACCGCGCCCATCTCTGCGAGGACGGCGGCGAGTTCGTCGAGGAGCTTCTTGACTTTGGCCGAGGCTTCCATGCTCAGTGTTCCTTGCTTGTGGTTTGACGATGCGGCCACGCGATGCGTGGCGACACGTTCAAGCTACGGGCAAAGAACGAGCGACCCGAAGAGGAGGGTCAAAAAAAGTGTTGTATGAAACAACACTATTTGGGGGCGGTGCGACGCCAGCAAATGGATCGCACGTCGTTGGCAGCAACGATACAGCGGTCCTGACGACCGCAGACTTGGCAGCGGAGATACCTCACCTGAAGGTCGCCGCTCTGGCGACTGCTTCGAGTGATCATCCGACCGCTGCACCCTGCACAGCTACACTTATCACCGCTTTGCATTTGGCTTCCTATAAAAAGAGTCCGTGAAATGCGTATCGAACACGAGGTCCGCAGTCCCCAAGACTGCATCGGGAACGGACGGCGCGACGCCAGCAACGACGGCGGTCGCAATCACGAGGCCAGCCTTATTGGCTGCTACCTCGAACCCGTTTCGTGCGATCCGTTTTGCGTATGACAGCGAGTCTGATTTTACCGCAAACTTCGTCTGCTTGGGGGCATTCGCCGAGGCAATATCCTTCACCGCCTGAAGCTCAGAGTCGGTCAGTTCCTTGCTGGCTTTCTTCGGGTAGATCGTCACGGTTTTCTTCGTGAAGTCGACGACGTGAGTGACCTTGCCAGACTTGTCCTTGATCCTGAGCGTCAGCCGGGCGCGTCCGGTTGTGCTTGCCACCGACTTGTTGCTGCCGCTCAGAGACTTGACGATCTTGGCGACCCCTTTGTCCGTCAGGCCGAGGGACGTGATCCGCTCAGACACCCGCGTCGGTCGCATTTTATTGTCGTAAATTCCTTTGACAGCACCGGCGACAGCACCGTAAGCGGCACTGGTTGCCGCCGCCTGCGGCAGGAATGTCTTGAAGAATCCGGACGTGGCACCCAACGCCGCCCCGGCGGCTGCACCCTTGGCGGCGTCGGCAGCGAGACCGCCTGCGCACGTGTTGCCCTTCGAGAATTTGCCGTCCTTCTCTTGGCCGCAGTCTCGGGCTTCGGCGAATGCGAGCAGGCTGGCGTAGCGGGCGTCGAGCGACGGCGAGTCTCCTCGACGCTTTTTCTTGCGATTGGCAATAGCGTCAAGCAGATGCTGGGGCTTCTTCCAGTCAGGACTGCCAAGTGAGTCTTGGTCGCCTACGAGGCGTTCTAAGAGTGTCGACATTACGCCCCCTTGTAGTCCTCGTCCTCATCGACGTGCAGGACGGTGCCAGTGCTTGTACGAACCACGCCAAGAATCCGCATTCGCGACGGCGGGCGAACAACCTCCATCTCGCTGTGCGCGTTGGATGAAAGAATGTGTCCCACTCGTGGTTTTCTTGTGACGAGAAGAAGCTTGCTCGCTCCGAAACTTCGCGAGACGTCGCGAGACGTCGTCCAGCTATTGACGTTTTCGTGAACCACATATCCACTGGAGATCATCCTGTCGACCTCAGCCGGGTCGACTCTCAGGCCACGATAGAGTTGCAGGCAGCACTCGATCGTGTCTCCGGCCACCGCTGACTCAAGCTCTTTTGCCATCTGCTTGACGGCATTCTTTCTGGCCTCCTCTCGCATCGCATTGATGGACTCTTCGATGTCGTAGGTGTTATCGTCCATCCACTGCTTTTTGCCAGCCTCTCGAAGGGCAACGACGTCATCCTCGTCCGACGGTGGTGCGTCTACGCCGTAGAGCAACTTCATTGAGGCCACGTTCTTCTCGTCGTCGCTCATTTCGTCCCACTCCTTCTCGACCTCTTTCTGCTTCTCGGCCAGAAGGTCGGAGGCGTAATAGTCATCGATGGTTCCGTAGTCAGCCCCGTGATAGTCAATGCTGCCATCAGCGTTTTCGCCGAGGCTACCGTCATAGCCAGTGAAGTAACCGGCCCCCGGCCCAACATAAGCGTCGAGAGGACTCCAGTCGTCTTCGATATCACTGTCTGGTTGTAGTTGCTTCGCTAGCTGAAACGTAACTTCGAGGCCACAGTTGCGTCCGTGGCATTCGATCTCGTCGAGATATTCCGGGGTACTGATCCCAGTCCTGTCGACGACCGTGACCTCGCCGTCTCCGCTTTTCATCTTTGCCTGCGGAGCTTCGGCATCTCTCTCGGCGAGGAGGTGCAGTGCGGGTGGTGGTTCGTCTGCCTCTGGCTCAGGTGCGGAAGACCCCTTCGACGAACAAGTGTTGGTGACGCCGTTGCCCTCGCCGTTAGGACAGAAGCCACGAGACTGAACGAACGCGAGCAGCGACGCGTGCTTTGCGTCGACCGAACGCTCCCACTTCTTCGGCCTTTGATGCGGCGGGAGCAGCGTCGAGAACGCGTACTTGTCTTCCCACTTCTTGAGCTTGGCAGCGTTCTCCGAGTCCCACCTCTTCATGTCAGCAGCCTTGCTGAAGACCTTTATCGTAGGGTCTTCCTGACGTCCGCCAAACGCTTTGCCAGCGGCTTCCTTGATCTTCTTGGCCTCAGCCGGGCTCAAGTCTTTAGCGGGATAGAGCCTCGCTCTTCCGTTCTCAAAGTCGACGTGGAAGAGCTTATTTCCATCCTTGTCGGCGACGGAGATATTCAGGCTAGGCGGGTTGATATCGACTCGCGTGCTTTTTGGATCGCCGCCCATCACGTCAACGAGACTCTTCAGTCTCTTCTCTGACGATCCCATCTGGTACAGCTTCCGGGCGGCGTCCGTCTGCACGCCGTTGTCGTATCTCATACGGCCACGAGGGTCTTCCTTCGGCATATCGACAGAGCCGCCACACTTGTTGCCAGATGCGAACTTGCCGTCGTCTTCGCGACCGCAGTCGGCGGAGCGGGCCTCTTTGCTGTGCTTCGGGTGGTCTGAATGGAGAAGGTCGTTGTCGGTCGTGTACTTCGCGTTCTCTGGCCTGCCTCTCCGGGCAAGAGTCAGGAACGCATTCACTCTCGCCATTGCCCATTGGTCGCGAGCCATGCCCGGACGATGGCTAGTCGAGAAAGCACCAGCACCACGGCGAAATACGGCCTTCAGTGACGGCAGGCGAACGTGAGTCCAGTCTGGCTTACCGGCCTCCCGCATCGCAGCGTTGTGTTCCTCGACCTTTTTCTTCAGCGACGAGATCGTGCTTTCGTCTAGCGAGATGTCGCCAGACTTGTTCTTGGCAGAGCCTTCCTTGTTGACGTCGCTGCCTTTGACTTGATCCTTCTTCGGGGCGGGAGCGTCCCCGCGAGCCTCCGTATTCGGCTCCTCTGGCGATTCTGCATCAAGATCGAACTCGACAAGCAAATCACGCGTCCTCACCTTTTTGGCAATCACGCGAGCCACGCGACCCTGCGAGCTAAGCACGCGAGGCTTCACCGGCTTCACCTCGGAGAGAGGGTATCCGTACTTGCCCTCTGGGCCGATGTAGTGGACTGAGTCTTTGCCAACACGGTGCTTGTCGAAGTCGGCGTCAAACTCTTTGCGAGTCTTGTAGAACTTCGGCTCACCTACCTTCATGACGCCGACGAGCGTAGCTTTGCCCTTGCCTGTCCGGACGATGCCGACTGTCTTGCCGATGTATGGCTTGAGCGAGTTTGGCCGACGAGTCTCCATCGTCTTTTCACCAGCGAGAATCTGTCCGGTGAAGTCCTGATCTGCGTCGTTGATTCCGATGCCCTTGCCGCACGTGTTGGTGACGCCGCCGCCGGAGCCGTTGGGGCAGAACGCCCGCTGCTCGACAAGCGACTTGAGTAGCGACGGCCGCGACTTAATGTGCTGGTATCCAAGCGGCTCGTCGCCGTCGTCCTTAGCTGCCCGGCTGCTCTTGTTCCGCTTCTTCAACTCGCTGCGAATGATCTCCGGGCCGACCTTCGAGGCGTAGGCGTTCTGAGGCGCGTAGTTCTTCGTCTTCTCGTAGACGGCGTTCTGGCCGAACGTCTCTGCGAACAGAGCGGGCCACGCCTCTTCAGGGAGCGTAGACGCGTGAGTCAACATTCCGTTGTATTCGCCGTTCGTCGAGAACGAGTAGCCGCCTCGCACGTGCGCGACCATGTCGTGGACGACCCGGAACAAGTCGTTCGCGATCATCGGCTCGCCGTCGGCAGTCTTGAACTTCGTCTCGCGAAGCATCGGGTGGTTGGGCGTGGCATCCCCGATTCCGAACCCCTTGTCGGTCATGAAGAAGGAGAACTCGCCAGTCTTGGCGACCTCTTGGCGCATCTTGTCCGAGTTGGGCTTCGTGCTGCCCGGCGGGTCGCCGTATGGCTCGCCCTCTCCTCGCCACGCTCTGGCCTTCAGCCCGGCGGCGGTGAGTGCCTCGTACTGCCTGCCGATCTCATCGACGAGCGATCCGTAGGACGCTTCCGCCTCGGGCGTGAGAGCGACACCTGAGTGGCTCGTCTGCTCGTTGGCGATGTCGTCCATCTGCTTAGGGGCAGGAGTCTCAGCCAAGCCCTTCGAGCGATCCCAGACTTGCTCCGGGGCAGGGGCCACCGAATCGACGGCGTCCCTGAGATTCTGAGAGCCTTCTGGGAATGACTTGGCGGTCTGGCCGGGGCCGCAGTTGTTGGTGACTCCGTTGCCTTCGCCGTTGGGACAGAAGGCACGGGCCTCAGCCTTGTCGCTGAACATCTCAGCCCACTCGGCAGACACAGGGAATCCACGAATGGCTTCGTTGATCTTCCTCGCGGTCTGCACGCCGCCGTCCGGACGCCTGACGAAATATGTCACTTTGCAATCCTCCGTGGTGGCTTGGCACCGACGGCCTTGCACAGCCTGTCGAGGTCTTTGTCGCTCTTCATCTCCCCCATCGCGACGCCGGTCGTGTACTCTGCGACAAACTCGAACACGTCTGCGGTCGCGTACTCGGAGACTGACTTCACTTTCTCCCTAAGAGACTTGTCCGACTTGAGTAGCTCGTTCCCGGCGTCCTCGGCGGTGGTTAGCGAGTAATCGATGTGAGAAACGCCCGGAAGCTCCCTTTCGCCCGGATGCGGAAACTCAGAGAGAGCGTTTTTGTAATGATCGAGATGAGCCAGTTCGTGAATGATTGGCGAAGCGCGACTAGTGCTTGAGTTGAACCCCTTCCTGTACTCACTCTCGTCGTACTCGTCGTCGTCGGTAAAAACTGCGAGAGTGCCTGACTCGGCATCGGCGGCGGCTCCAAGAACTCCTCCTCCGCCTCCGAGTTCTTTCAACTGGTCGATGACCTCCGGAGAGTTCTTAAAAATCTCCTTGGCAGGCCCAACGCGAATCGGGGTGTTCGCGAGTCGGCCGTCGATCTTGATCGCCTCGGCAAGCGTGTCGAGGTCGGCGAGAATTCGCTGCCTCTGCGTCTTGTCGGCAGACTTGAGAGCTTTATCGATGTCGGTGAAGTTCATCTTCCGGAAGCCAAGCTCTTGCAGAACCTTGCTCGACTTCTCGCCAGAGGCGAACCTCTTCGACACCTCTCCTGACGCAGCAAACTTCGGCCCGTCAGGCTTACTCGTGGAGGCTTTCACGCTGACTCCGCTACTGCCAGAGCCTCCGCCGCAACTGTTGTCGATGCCTCCGCCGACGCCCGTCGAGCAAAAGGCACGGGCATGCGCAAACGCAACCAGCGACGCGTATCGTGCCGCAATCATGCACGGCGATCCTTGAGGAACTTGAGAGTGTCGGCCACGACCTGATCGGCACGCGATCCCTTGCGACGCTTGATCTCGTCGGCGACCTTCTTCAGTGCGTCGGAAGTCTTGCCGCCCTCGAACGGGTACTTCTCAGTCTTGCTGCCGTCCGGGTGCTGACCTTGGACGTGGCCGTCGGTGTCTCCGACTTGCTTGACCGTCCACGGGAAGCTATCGCCCTTGCTCCATGTCTGGACGCCGCCGCCGTCATCCGACTTGCCTCCGTCTTTGCCAGCGGCGAGCGTCTGATCCTTACGAGCCTTGTCGATGAAGTCCTGAGCTTCCTTGTCCTTGCCCTTACTCCACTCCATGTAGCCGCCTTGGGCTTTGCTCGCGGGCGGTCTCGCATCAACGACCAACCCCGTCGCCTTGCCCTTGGCGGAGCCAATCGACGGAGGTCTCGCGTCGACGACCAAGCCTGTCGCCTTGCCCTTGGCGGAGCCAATCGACGGAGGTCTCGCATCGACGACCAACCCCGTCGCCTTGCCCTTGGCGGAGCCAATCGACGGAGGTCTCGCGTCGATAACTATGCCTTTGCGAGCCCCCCCGCCGACGTCTGTTGGCTTGCTCGTATTGCCACCGCCGCACGAGTTGTCCACTCCACCGCCGGAGCCAGTGGGGCAGAAGCCACGGCTCTCGTAGAACTTCATCAGTTCTTCGTAGGAGCGGCGAGACTTGGACTTCGGGATGTCCTTGGTGAGCGTGACTTCAGTAGCGTCGTTGCTCAGCGAGTATGAGTAGCCAGCGTCTTGAAAGGCACCGACATTCTGGCCGTCCGTGGCACCGTCTACGTTGACGATCACCATGTCAACGCCCATCTGCTTGGCAGCTTTAGTGACAGAAGCGGCGAGCCTCCCGGCACTCTCGGTTCCTTTTCCGCCGATCGCACTGCCAACGCCCTTCAGTACCATGTACTTCGGAACGCCGGTCTCTTTCTCGCCGGGGTGTACCTCGACCGTAACGCCGCCGCCCGTCATCACGAGCGAGCCGTCGCTGCCTGCCGATACAACCATCGGCTTGTCAAGAATCTTCGCGACCTTGTCTGCTTTTGCGAGAGACGTGCCGGTAGCCCTGTAAGCGTCTTCGAGAGGCTTCTGAGACTGTGTGCCGAACAGGCCAGCGACGGCACCTGTCACGGCACCGATCGCGGCACCGGCACCAATGCCAGCAGCACCACCGATCGTGCCAACAGCAGCACCAATCACGGCACCAACCTTGCCGCCCTCACGCCACGCCGAGTCTTCCTTGTTCGACGCGCCTGACGCGCCGCCGCACGAGTTGTCGATCCCGCCGCCCGGCCCAGTGGCACAGAAGCCACGTCGCTCGTCGAGGAACGCACGAGTCTTCTCGATCTCACTGGAGACGTTCGAGCGAACCTCGACGACCTTCTTCTTTTCAGAAGAGAAGACCTCGTAGCTACGCTTCGCGATTGCAACAGTGGCATCGTCATACGCGGGGTACGTTACTGGCGACACGTCCAGTAATGACTTGATGCGGGTCACGGTCCTGATTGACTGACCGTCCTCGTTCGACCACCGCTCGCCGCCCTCTGCGCAGACAAAACTGAAGCTTGACCCACGCAAATCACCTCTGGCGATCATTTCGGCGATGTCTTTGCGAGACTCTGGCAGCAGGCACTCGTACCGCAGGCCGATCTTGTCGACCGTCATCTTCATCGTCGTTGGAAAACGACCGAGGAGGTGGTTGGGGTCGTGATTGAAGAGGCAGCGAGTGTTGAGCGGCTTGCCCTTCTCGTCCTTGCCAGCCTTCACGATGTCGAAAGCAGAAGGAGCCAGCCTCTCGATGAAATCCCCAAGCAGCAACGAGTCGGTACCGAACTTTGCCGCATAGCCGACGATGTAAGTTCGCTTGACGCCAGTCGACGGGTCAGCCCGATGCTCGACCGTGAGCGAGTTATCGTCTGGCTTATCGAACGAACCGAAGTACCGACGCTCAACGCCCTGCATTTCTGCACTCCTTTGCGACACAGCCTCCTCGTCGAGGATAGCGGTCTCCATATCCAGACTATAAGTGCGTTCGTCGGCGGCATTCATCTGACGAACGACCTTGTTTGCCCACGACTCGCCGCTGCGACCGCCCCACAGGAGGTCCGCAATTTTACCATTTGACGGAAAACCTTTTTCGCCAGCGCGGAAACCCTCCGCCTTACTGTCAGAAGCATGGCGATCGAAGAACGCTTTCATGCGTCGCAGCGTGGAAGGAGACAATTCAGCACCGTTCGACAGGTCGCGTGCCCTAGCGATGCCGATCGCCGTGCCTCCACGACCGTGTTCACGCCTCATTGCGAGGCCGCGAGCCGCTTCACGCTTCACACCGGCCGGTGGAAAGAACGAAATGTGCGAATACTTCTCAGGAGTTGCCATAGTCGTCGAGAATTCCTTCCTCAATGATGTCTTCCCACCGCTTCCCTGCGGTGAAACTGTCGAAAATCTGTCCCTGAACGCCGTCGAGGGCGATAGAGACGTCGATGTCACGTCCGTTTTCCTTCCACCACTCCTGTCCCTCGCTCGAAACGTGCAGATCGAGCAGCGTTTGGCAGTGCGAGAGCGACTCTGGGAGCATTTCAACGAGGTCTGACGGGATTTCAGCGTCGAAACCCATCACATGGAGGCCGTCGAGGCCTGCTTTCGGCATCTCGACCCTCGTTAGGCCGACTGCACGCAGATCGTCGACGGTGTTCTTCGCGAATTCGAGGGCGTCGGCAGAGTCTTCTGCGTTTCGGCGGAGCAAAGACACGGCTAGTTCGACGAAAACATCGTCGTCCATCTCAGAGAGCATGACGTCGAACAGTGCTTGCTCGATCCCGCCGGGCTGATCAGACAAGTAGCGAAGTTCGCCGTCGCCTTCTTGCTCGATGTACGCGCGAACCTCTCTCCTTTTGATCTGACCGCTCGCGATTTGTTTCATCACGTCGGAATACAGCGAAGGAACACCCACCTCTGTCGATGTTCTCGTGCCGAGAGTCCCCCACGCATCTTGTTCGTCCTGCCACAGGACGTCCTGCATATAGGCGATCGGCATCTTAGCTCTTGCTGACGCCTCGCGCATGACTTTGATCATATTTCTACGCATCATGCCATTCTGTGGAGCTTCCAGAGCCTTCGTTTCGTTGTTGAGAATCGCAACCGCGAGCCTGTCAATCTTGTATCGCGACTCCGTCCCTGTGCCGTACTTCGGGTTTGGATGACCATCCTTTGCGTACTGCTTCACTCGACGCTCCGCCCAGTCAATTACGGTAGACGGAACGACTCCCGTCTTCTTCATGCCAGAGACGATCGTGCGAAACTGCCTGCCGTCAATGCCAAGCTCAGATAATTCTTTTCGCTTAATGTCCTTAGTCGACTCCATGAGCGAAGTGGCGTGCTTTTTGGCTGTTTCTGGGCTGCGGTCTTTGATCAACTCGCCGGAGAGCCTGCCCCAAGTCCTTGAAAACCAAAGGTCAGCAGTCAACGGGTCGTGGTCGCCCATATTGTTTGCGAAGAACGGTCCGACCTTTGGGCCAAAGATGGAAAAAAGAGGCACGACCTCATCTGCGTAATAGTCAGCAGTAAACTTTTCCCCCTCACTGCCGGGTATCTTCGACTCGAAATACTTCTGGAAGTCCCTGACAGGCATAGGAGGCTGGCTGAAAAGCTTGCGAGTCTCTTCCATCCCAATTGTGTCAATGATTCCTTGGAGTCGAGCAAACTTCTTCGCTGTTTCTTTGCCACCAAGGCCCGGCATGCTCAGGCCGTTCCCAAGAGTTGCGGTGCTTGGGTTAGGATCAGTGAAGTATCGAGTTATGACTTGGTCCGCGAGCAGCATATTGTTCTTTGGAGTTGCCATCGGAGACGTCAACGCCTGCGCGGCTCGGAAAAGAAACTCAGCGTGAGGAGAGATTCCCTCACTCGGCTCGCACTCGCCATTCGGACCCTCTTCACCGATGCAGCGACCCGAAGCAGTCCTACCGCCACGCATCAGCGGCTGAATCTTCGCGTACTCATCAAGTTGCTTTTGCCTGTCTTCCGGGCTGTAGAAGTTGGGTGCCACGCCGCGAGCGGTTGCGGACTGAATCTGAGAAACGATGCCTGTAACCATGTACTCGAAGTCATCCCCTTCGAGCGGCTTGCCTTCCGTTGCCGTGTCGATAACACGACCACGATGCTCTGACTGCTTTTCGGCCAGATACCTTCCAACAGTTACGGGATCGATCTCTGGTTGCCCCGCAAAGCCCGGAGATATGACAGCACCGGGGATCGTTGTGCTTTCAATCTTTCCGTCAGCACTTCTTGTCACGACGTTGCTCGACACCGCCTCGGCGAACAGGTCTGGGTGCGGCTCGCCAGCCCTCCAGACAAGCGGCTCAGCCGGTGCCGAGTCTCCGCCGCCGCCTTTCTTCTGCTTAGTCGCTGATGGAGATCGCTCGAAGCCGCCGACACTCCCACCAAACGCATCTGTCGGACCGCCATCGTCGTTACCGCAAGTGTTCAGGATGCCGCCGCCTTCGCCGGTCGGACAGAAGCCTCTCTCCTCAACGAACGCATCGAAGAACGACCGAGTCTGGTTCCGCTCTCGCAGGGCGGGCAGTCGATCCTTCACCTCGGACCACTTCTTGTAGCCAAGGCTGCTCTTGTCAGTCAGGTCGAGCTTCAACTCGATGTCGTCGCCGTTGTCGTCCCACCACCGCTTGCCCTCGCGAGTCTTGATCAACTCTTGGATAGTCATGTCGCGGTTCTGGGACGCGAGGCTCTTAACCACGAGGTGGTGCGGAATGCTCGTCGAGCCGGGCGGCGGGATCGCGATGCCCTTAGACTTCAGGACGATCTCAGGAGGGACACGCTTCGCCAAGTCTCTGGGCAGATCGGCGTCAAAACCGAACTGCGGCCAGAGCCTGTAGCCCTTGTACTGGTTGTTGGCGTCACCGACGGCAAACGTGGTCACAGCGACAAACCCGTTCTCCTCTGCCGATTCGATCGATTCAGCAACCTTCTCCGAGATGATCGAAATGACCTTCTGTTGGTCAGCACCAGAAGAGATGGAGCCACCAGACGGGCCAAACGCCTCGAAGCCAAGCACCTTGCCTTCTGGCGTATTCGCCATCGACACTTCGGTGAAGACCTTGCCGCCACCATCCGGGTCTTCCTTGTCGATAGGCCAGAGGGCACTGACCTTCGTGAAACCACTGGGGTCCGCGTAGACGTCGACCTTCGCGCCGCGAACATTGGCACCACTAATCTTCACGACGTCGTCAACGCCACCCAGACCAAGAACAGATGCCGCCTTATCGAGACTGTCTTGAGACTCAACAGTTACGCTGGCTGGCTTCCCTGCACCAACGCTGGAACCGGCAACACTGCCGCCGCCTCCATCCCTGTCTGGTGCCATCTTGCCACCGGAGCCGCATGAGTTGTCGACGCCGTTTCCTTCGCCGGTCGGGCAGAAGCCACGCTCCTCGGCCTCGCCGCGAATAGCTCGCCACTCAACGTCAATGACGTCGATGATGTCACGGTCAGAGACCTTGCCGCTGATTCTCTTGAATCGCTGCCAGCCAGAGTCTTCGTTGTCGCCGATGCGAAGGAACATCGGCATCGCGCCGCCGTTCTCTTCCCACCAACGCTGACCTTCCTTCGTGTCGTAAAGGCTCTGGATCGTCAGGGCACCTTCGCTCTTCTCCTGCTTCGCCCGGTCGGACAGAATCTCGTCGGGGAGATTACTTCCGTACTTCTCGAAGAAGCCAAGCCTGATCGAGTACGTGGGGGTGATCTTGTTTCGAGGGATGATGCCGTCGAACCCAAGGCGAGGCCAAATGCGGTAGCCCTTGAACTCATCGTTCGAGTCGCTGCCTGCTGCGAGCATACCCACTTCTTCAACGCCAACCTTCTCCGCCTCGTTGATGCTCTTCACGACTCCAGAGTAGAGACCGCGAGCAACGGCGATCGGGTTATCCCTCTGTGCTTCAGGGGCGACGCTGAACATCACGTAAGAGAGGAGTAGCTCGTCGTCGTCGGTGCGAGAGAGAGTTGCCGCAGTGCCGATGGCATCCTCGACGCCTCCGAATGGCTGCTTCGATACGACAGTCACGCTTGACTCTGGATCAGTCGCCCTGTCAGGGTTGTCAATCCAGTTAGTGATCTCCTTGAGAGTGCCGTGAGCGACCACTACGTTCGACTCTGGCGACAAGTTCCCGCACACCTTGGCCGCTTGGTCAAGGGTGACGCCGACTTCCTTGAGCGATGCAGAGAGAGTCCTGCCATTGAGGATGGCGACGGTGTTCACCTCGGACAGCGATGGTGCTGGCGGGTCGATCTTGAGCCTCTCGGCGTCATAGACCGAAGGCGTGTCGAGCTTCTTCCATGAGGTTCCTGAGCCGCCGCCGCCCATCGTCGAAGACGGTGAACGCATGGCACCGTCGATGGCATTACCAAATGCGTCCGACGGAGAGCCTTCGTCTTGGCACTTGTTGCCGGGGCCGAAGATTCCGCCGGGGCCGCGACCGCAGTCTACGGACGCTTCTCGATGCTCGCGAGAACTTCTGGCTGATCCTTCCACAGGTGAGGCAATGCTTCCGGGCCGTCGTCGTACCACGCTGGGTCGAGCTTCCTGCCCTTCGACTCGGCCACTCTCTCGAAATACGTTCGCATTGCGCGAAACGTCTCGATGATCGTGGCCTTGCCCTTCACGTCGAATCGCTGAATTGGTTTGGTCATTGTTTTCGTCCTCCTCGGACTGATGATTATACGCCCTGACAGTGGTTTTTCCATGCGCAGACAAGTCTTTTGCCCAGTCTTCATCCTGAATCGCAGGAGTATCTGGGTCGTACACTTGTTTCTCTTGCGATTCCTTTCTTGCCTTGGCGAATTTCTTGTCGTAGCCAGCGGGCTTGCGGTCGTCGCCGCGATCGTAATGAACCCAAGTCTCCTTGACTGTTCCAAGGTTGAACACGGCAAGCTGGCCTGACTTCCTGCCTGATTCGAGTGCTTCTGCGGCTTTCTCAGGAGGGAATCTCGTGGAGACGTCGATGTAGAAGTCTTCACCCGCCCTCCAGCCGCCGATAAACCTGTCCGCCTGACCGACAAGAAGGTCTGCATTATTCGAGACCCACTCAGAAAGCTTCTTCACTCCTCGCGGTGATTCTATATCCGAAGCCTTTATCGTAACGGAGCGAACAGTGTCGTTCTGAAACTCACTGACCATAATCCCGTCCGGAGGAGATTCGGCGGAGAGTGGATCGAGCGTGAACCCGTCAGGATTGCTGGCAATCTTCTCGACAAGCTTCTCGATTGAAAGCACTGGCGAGCCGGATGCCCCCCCCGAACCGCCACATGAGTTATCGAGTCCGCCGCCCGGCCCGGTCGCACACCAAGCCCGCTCCTCCTCGACAGCATCCTCCCAGCGATCCTCTTTATCAGCCGGGAGCTTGACCGCCATCTTGCGTGCGGCGTCTGCCATCTTGTTGATGCGATCGGCGTCCTCGTCCCACCACTGCGACAGATCGTCGGCCATTACTTGTCCTTTCGTTTCCAGATGCGAGTGCCTATCAACGCACCTGACTTCACACGTTCTGGTGCAGATGACTCTTTGACCTTTGACTGAGCGAACTCGGCCAGACTGGCGGAGTCGAGTTCCAGTGCTTCCTTGGGCACGCCATCAATCTGCTTAGGCTTTCCCGTGTTGTCGAGGAAGACGAACGACGCGGACGGGTTGTCCTTGTTGGCCTGATGGAACGCGTGGTGGTTCTTCGCGCCGATCGCGTAGCTATCGGCAAACACCATCGCGTCTACCATGCGGCCGTCCTTCGGATCGGCTGCTCGCTTCACAACACCGCGATCAGGGTCGGCCCACTGCACCTTCGGGTCGGCGTGAACGAAGACATAGTTCACCTTCAGTCCACGGTCCTCGGCCTCTTTCAGAATCCACGGGTTCTCAGTGGCGTTCTGATCACCGGCACTGTCCCACACAGCCGCAGCCTTTGACTTCATCGCCAACGCGTCTGGGTTGTTTTTCAGTGCGAACCCCTTGCCAGCACCGCAGCCGCCGACAGTCACGAGAATCTCGTCGCCCTTCGAGAGCGTGTCGAGGTGCTGAACGAATGCACGCTTCGCGATCGCGTTAGCGGTCTGGTGCAGGGCGACGTTGAGAGTAGCCCGATTCTGTGCGCGAGTGTCTGGGTCTGGGTGCGACCACGCGTCGGTAAGACACTTGGCGTCGTCCGTGCCAAACGTCGGCGGATCACCCATGCTCTTGACGAGTTCAAGGAACTGGGAAGATACGCCGTCTGGGTCTGACTGGAAGTGCTTCATGAACGCGTCCTCGACAGACCGCTCGTGAGGAGTGAGATTCGGAACTCGACTCACGTTTGGCGGAGGCGGAACCTCCATCGCTGGCACGCCCACGCGAGCAGCATCAGTCACGCCGTCTTTGTTCTTGTCAGACGTGACGTCAATGGTCGGGCACGGGGCAGGGCAGGAGCCACCGCCTCCGGATGTGGTCTTATCGGCGTCCGGGCCTGCCTTGCTGCCGTCTTGTGAACTGCAAGTGTTCTCGATGCCGCCGCCTTCGCCGGTCGGGCAGAAGCCACGCGACTCAAGCCCCCACGAGCCGGTGGCGAACATCTCGTCGGCAGATCGGTAGTGCGTCTTGGCGTTGCGAGTGCCGTACTCGGGGATGCGAGTGAAGACAGTGTTGCCGACGCTCAAAGAGTCTGTGCCTCCGATGACTTCCTCACCGGTTCGCTTGTTGTAAAAGTACGCAGCCTTCTTTGGGTCGAACCCAACAGGGGTCCACGAGTCAATGTCTTTTGGAATCTCTCGGCTTGGGTCAAAGGCACCCTTCACTGTCGCGAGCGGTGTCTTCGTTGTCTCTCCTGTGGCTACCCGAATCGCTTCGGTTTCTTTTGATGCGAACACGACACTTCCAGACAGGCGAGCCATCGTCTCGTATCCGATCGGGCTTCCAAACCCCTTGCCGCCCTTACTCTCGTGAACAGTTACCGCATAAACGCTCTTGCCCATCTGCTTGGTTGATTCGTTGAAGGCCGGTATGTCGATCCGAATGGCGACCGGAGTCCCTTCAGGAAGCTCTCTCGCCTTTCCAATCTTCGACACCTTGTCCTTGTTCGATATGAGGATCGCCTTCGTGAGGTCGTCTTCTGATGGAGGGACCGCAAAGACAGAATTGTTTGTTCCGACAGAAGGACGAAACTCAACGTACTCCCTCATGGACTCATTTGCTTGCTCGACTGAAACTGACTGAGGCATTGAGTCGGCTACAGGGAACTTGCTCTTGCTTGCAGCACCGCCGCCCGAATCCTTATCCGGGCCAGCCATCACCTTCGATCCGCACGAGTTGTCGATGCCGCCGCCGGGGCCGGTGGAGCAGAACGCTCGGTACTCAGGAAACAGGACGTCGAACAGAGAGCGGCCTTCGTTTCGCTTCTTGAGTCGCTTCGAGAGTTCAGCCATCTTCTTGTACTGCTTATACCCGTCGCTCTTCTTGTCTTTCAGGTCGAGCTTCAGGGCAATCGACTCGCCGTTTTCGTTC